GATATGATGAGGGAGTTCACACAGGAACAGACCCGTCTGTTGGCCGTATATGCATCCGAGGAACTTGGTAGGATGGTACTCACTCACGAATACTGGAATCGTACATACAACCTTGAGGACAGTTATGTGTGGGCGGTCTATTTCAATGGGAAGAAAAAGCAACACGGATTCTTCACGAACAAGGTTGCTACAAAGAACTCATACCTGCACGAATGGGGAAAGAAAGAAAGCAGGGTTCCAGTGAACGGACGTCGGTGCGCAACGGAGTTCATCAACAGTTATGTTCCATCCACCACAAAGGGATGGGAGGTAATTTGGGCTGCGGCAGCACCTTACGGGGCTTACTTGGAAGCTGGTTTCAGGCTACCGAGCGGAAGAAGAATACAGTTCGATGTAATATCCCAACGCTACGACCACATCAAGCATGATCTAGGTTCAAAAGTATCAGTCAGATTAGAAATAACATTCCCGTCATGATGAACGAATCAAGAATTGCGATTTATGAACACCTAAAGCAGTTGTTCGCCACGGTATCACAGAACATCTACTCGATGAAGATACCGACCGATACGACAGCCGATGACACGAAGAACGGATTCCTCGTGATACGTGTTGGTGGCATCAATGATGAATCGGAGTTCGGTCTTTCAGCATACGGATGGGTACGGTGCTATGTAACGGCATATGTGCCAGAGAAACTCAGGGGGCGGCTTGACACAACCAAGTACGCAGAGTTTGAGAACGGCATCAATGGTGTGATCAGTGGACTTATGGAAAGCCCGCAGAACACCGAACCGTACTACATTATGACCGATAGCGTTCTCTCTATGGATGATGACGAGGACACGATTAAGGGAAACCAATATAATGTCTTTGTAAAATCTTTCGTTGTAGTAATAAACAACAATTTGTCTAACGTATAAAAAAAATAACGATTATGGCAGCAAAAACAACTTTGAAACCGATTGGTCTCGGTTATCGCGCAGTAGGTTCGCAGTCCAGCGCATCCTACACCCGCCTTATGGGCGTTTTGAAAGGTCTTGCCATCGCTCAGGACGAGCCTGACAGCACCACCATCGATGCAGAGTTCTACGACTCTCCGTTCGATATCTTCTATCAGGGCAAGCCCGTCACTATGACATTCGAGCTTGCTAACTACGAGCTCACTGAGCTTCCCGACCTGTTCGGTGGTTCACGCACGGCTGGTACAACCACCGTTGAGGAGGTTTACGAGGGTGCTGCATCCGCTTACACCTCAGAGTGGGAGTGGAAACTCGACTTCGGTCGCGGTTATGGTTCTCTTGTTATCTACAAGGGTCTGACCGTTGGTACGCTCAAGAAGGATGCTGATGGTGCGTTGAATTTCAGCGTAACAATCACTGCCCTTGTACACACAACTGGTTCTGGCAACAACGCTGTTGACCACATGTACAAGATTGTGGGTGACAAGACATCCGCATAATACGAACTTTTGTTTTCGTGAACGTGGGGAGGCGTTTATAGGGGTGTCCCCTGTGACGCCTCCTTTACTTTACGGGAACATCAACAACAAAACACGTTTACGGAGATGGAAGATAAGAAAGATAAAGAGAACAGGAATGACGGTATGGAGCTACAGGATTTCCCCATAGACATAAAGCGTAATATCGTTGAGATAATCAACGACACACCATCCCTTGTAAAACTTGGCGACAAGGAATACAGGGTTCAGGGGATGAGGTACTACTCTTTGTTCCGTATTTGTCGGCTTGTGACTGATATGCGCAAGGCGGATGAATCACTTGATGATGACAACAAGGTTATAACTGCACTATGCACTGATCTTGATGCTATGTGCGAGATTCTTGCAATAATTCTCGTCAATCATTTGTTCACACCAGATGGGGTAACGGACATTGATGAAACGATGTCACGCAACGACAAACTCGTCAGTGTGATGAAAATGAAAGTGATGAACTCCACATTTGAGGTCAACCAATGGGCTGCGATTATACTCGGTGCAATAAAGTCAATTGACCTGACAGGTTTTTTTTTACTCAGAAAATCGGTGAATACGCTTACGGATTCACTGCTGATGCGGAAGAGGAAATCAGTGGAGACAGCCTCACAGTTTACGGAAGCACTGTCATTGCGGACGCAGCAGACTTCCTCCGAGCCTACACCCAATACCGATTAGACGACTACCTCTACCGTCTATCGTGTGCGCAGATTCAGTTTATGGCGATTGACAACACCCATACCAAGTACCTTAGAGGTGCGGATAAGACCGCGTGGACAAACTACAAAGAGGCGCTTGAAACACAGGCTAAGTTCCAGAATTTCTTCGATGGGCTTCACGTTCCCGAACTCAAAGAGGGTGAGGAATATGAAATTCCCGTACGCAAAGGTAAGAAAAAGTAGAACAATTAAAATATACGACATATGCCGAACGCAACAGTTATAGCAGCCTCGCTCGATAGCGCGGAGTTGGAACAGTCAATAAACAAACTCGTAGAAACCGTCAAGGCCAAGACTAACGAGATGGCCAAGGGTTTTACTGAGCAGGTTTCGCAAATGGAACAGTCGCTCAAAAACCTTGGAAACTATAATTTTGGTGGTTCTGGCGGCAAAGCAGCCTCATCTATGGAGGATTTGGAAGTAAAGGCAAAAAGGGCTAATCAGGCTATTAAGGAACTAACACCTACGCTTGATCAGCAGGCTAAAGCCATGCAACAAGCCGTTGCTCCCAAACAATCAACTGCCGCAGAGAGTTATCACACATTCGTAAAGAATATGCGTGAGAATGTTGCGTTGCTCGCTATGGAAATAAAGAACATCCCAAGCTGGAGTCTTGACAAGCAATTCAACGCATATATGCAATACGAGAGGCAGATAGAGCAGGTGCGGAATAGAATTGCGGAGTTGCGACAACAGATGCAGGAGATGGCTAACGACCCGAGCGCATCAAGGCTTGTAAAGAAACAAACATTAGAGGAAATATCATCGTTGGAATCACAAATCGTTACTCTTGAGAGGGAGCAGATAACAACGACGAAGCAGATTGCGGAGAATGACAAAAACGTCTTGGCGCAAAAACAAGCACAATATGAAAGAGAAAGACAGGAACTTATATCATTGTCTGCTGGCGAACGAGAGCGTATAACATTTGTTCAACAACAAAATGCACTGCTTGATAACCAGTTGCAAAAAGTAAATGACATTGCGACAAAAAAACAGGCCACGGAGGCTTTCATAAGCATCGCCGCGATGCCGACCAATACGATTGATGAGGCAAACGCAAAAATGCAGGCTTTGCAGGCATTGATGGATAAGGTAAGGAACACACCTTTGATGTCAACATCTAATGTAAAACAACTCCAAGAGCAGATATACGCAACAACGCGTGCGATTTGGGATTTACAGAGAACATCAGAGGATTCATCCGAAAAAACGCGAGCTGCGGCAGAAAGCGTAATCCAAACCGAAAAAGAACGTCGGGAGGAGATAATGAAAACCGCTCAAACCGCAAGAGCCACGACACAAGAGATTATTGAGTTAATGCACAAGCAGGCCTCAGACCTAAAGAGCCAAAATCCCCTTGGTGTAGTAGCAGACGAGAAGGGCAATCCAGTTAATAGACTTTGGGAGCTTAGAGAAGCGATTGAGCAGATGAATCGGGCTTATTTTGCGATGTCTAATGAGGAAAAACAGTCTGCGGTTGGACAAGCTCTAGCAAAAGACATAAAGAGAGCGCAAGATGCAATAATTCTTGTGCGGAGATATAACGAAGAGTTGTTTGCAGCACAACACGGTAAAAATACAAGTATGCTCTCAAACAACTCATCTGTTAATTCGCTACAGGAATCCTTAAAGAAACTTGTTGCGCGATACAACAACCTAACCGTTGCTCAGATAAATGCTGGTAAGGACAAGCAGATAGTACAGCATTTCCAAGATGTATCAAGGGCTGCGGAGTTACTTAGAAAGAATCTCAGTCGCCCAATCAATTTTGAAGCCGCAAACAACATCCAAGTCCGCACATTGGATGATATGGTCTATAAGATGAAACAGTTGCAATCCTACAGACAAGGAATAGACCTCACAAAACCAAATGCAGACAACGAGATAAAGAAAGTAGATATAGCGATAGAAAATCTACAGAAAGACTTGGACAAATATATGGCCACAGGAAAGAGGGTTGGGGAGATGAATAATGCGCTTGCGCGTTCATGGAACTATATGAAAAACCGTCTTGCCTTCTACTTTACCGTAGGTGCTAGTACACAATTTGTCAAGACACTTATTGATATTCGTGCGCAGTACGAGATGAACGAACGCGCACTTGGTATCCTTATCGGTTCTGCCGAACGAGGAACGCAGGTGTTTAGGGAACTTTCCGAAATGGCACTTGTGTCTCCATATACATTGATTGAACTGTCAAGTGCGGCAAAACAGCTGACCGCGTACGACATTGCCGCAAAGGATGTGGTTGACACAACGCGACGCCTCGCTGATATGGCATCCGCCGTTGGTGTTCCTATGGAACGACTTACATATGCGCTTGGTCAGATTAAGGCATACGGATACCTCAATTCGCGTGATGCACGTATGTTTGCCAATGCAGGTATTCCTCTTGTAAAAGCCCTTTCTGATCACTACACCGAACTTGAGGGAAAGATGGTCAGTGTAGGTGATGTGTATGACCGAATGAAGAAGAAAGCCATTGATTTCAATGATGTGATGGCAGTTGTTACCAAGATGACAGATGAGGGTGGTAAGTTCTTTGACTTCCAAGCAAAGATGGCTGACACATTGAAGGTCCGGCTAGCCAACCTTACCCTTGCATGGAACAATATGCTTAACGATATGGGGCAGGAAACGCAAGGTGTTCTCACTACCTTTATAGGTTCGCTCAAAACATTGTTCCTGCACTGGAAAGATATTGATGGTGCGCTCAAAAAGGTAATATGGGCTTTTGGTATATGGAAAGCTGCGCAGGCTATTGGTTTGATATACATCGGAGAACTGAATACGAAGATGGGTGCGCAGATTTTGTTGGGTAAAAAACTAGGTACGACTTTGGCAGGCACCGCCGCAGCAACAAAGTCCTTTATTTCTGGTTACACCGTTGCCGCATCCGCACTTCTCCTTATCATTGGCGACATAATAGTAACGTCGCAAAGAAATGCCGCTGAACTGGAGCGTTTGAACAAGGCTATTATAGATGGTGCAAAAGAATCCGCCGAAGCGTTGGAGAAAACGCTAAGTTCTTCCGAGATGGTGGCGGTAAAAAGGTCTGCAGCCGTTGGAAAACTATCACAAGCGGATGCGGGTAAGGCATGGGAGTCCCTAAGAGAACAGATAGAGCTATCAGCAATGTCAAACAAGCAATTGATAGACCAGTTGTTGCTTGAACCTGATCTCAACAAACGTGTAGCCGAATCGTTTACCCTTGCCGAGAGCATACAGGCCGCAAACCAAAAACTATCCGAACTTGACAATGCTCTTGATGTGACACATGATTCAATCTTGTTTGGCGCATTCGGAGAAGGTCTTGCAGAAGATATTGAGGATTACAACGAAAGACTAAAGGCTTCCGCAGAAACGGAAGAACTATATCTTGGTAAGAGTAGAGGCTTGTGGACTGATGTAGGAACTGCCCTTACTGGATTTTTCAGCGATATGAAAGAGAAACTTGGAAGTAGTTCCGAGGAAGCCGAGGAGGAGATGCGGAATTTCGCCCACAACACTGCGGAAACCATAAGGGAAACGCTTGGGGAAGAGGGATTGAAGGATAGTGTCCAAATCAACGAGGCGGTCATGCGCGCACTTAGCGCGGTCGAAGCCACATTCCCACAGATTAAGGGAAAGGGAAAGGCACTGTTTGAGGAGATTTACTACGACATTATGTCAACGGAATTTGCTGGTGCTATTGACAAGCAGACATACTACTACAACCTTTTCCTCACGCAATTGAAGAAAGATCATGCGAGTGCGTTCGGAGATGTTACGGATGAAATCCTTGATGACACGCACACATGGTCTGAGGCGCAAATAAAGGCGATAAGGGACACTGCGGACAAAATCAAGGCTGACCTCCCTGCCGCATCTCAGGATGCAATAAACCAAATCCTAAACCAATTGAACTCAACAGAATTCAAGGTTAGGATTGTGGCTGAACTCGCTACAAATTCATTAGATGAGGTACAAAAACAATTTAGGGAAAAATTTATCACAAAGGATTCTTTGGGTAGAGAGTATTCGTCACAGCAGCAAGCAATCAACCTACAGAAATATGGTTCTCTTATGCGAAAGGAGAACGAAAACAACCTTGAATACGAAAAAAGAATAAGCGAGGAAAAGCAAAAACATATAGACCTTGCCGCTAAAAATGCAGCTATCATCGACAAGAACAAGAACAAGCAGGATGCTTATTCAAGGGCAATTGTAAGAGATGCCGAAAACCAGAAAAAGGCATCTGACGAATGGGTCGCTGCTGCGAATAAGGTTTCAGAAATGGGTGGTTATGATTTTACATCCAAGCAGGAAAGAGCTGATGCAAAGAAGTCCGCAAACGCAGCAAAGAAAGCGCAAAAAGATGCTGAAACAGAACTGCAGAAAGCATTAAAGGAGGAGATAGGTCTTATCGATAAGGTTCGTAGTGCCTACAAATCGCTCACGGAAGTCGGTGTTGATAGGGTTGAGGCCATAACACAATCGACAAGCGGTTTTGAGGAATCTGTTATGAGCGTAAACAAGGTGTTGACGAAATACGGAATCGGAGAGCTTGACCTTGCCAAATTCGCAGGTGTCACCAATCCGACACAACTTGTGAATATGCTGGAAACACAGTTGGAGAACCTTATGAAATCTGGAAAGGTTAGACCTGCCGAAATCAAGGACTTACAGGTCAAGATTAAGGACCTCAAACTCGATGCGACATCGTTCAACTACAAGAAGATCACCGACAGCCTCAACAATCAGTTATCCAAGATAAAGGAGGAATACGAGTTGTCCGTAGAACTGAACGCCAACCCAGAGTTCAGCGACCTGTTTATCGACACATTCGGAATCAATACGGATGCCCTTCCGAAGAACGCAAAGGAGTATGCCGATGAATACCTCAAGGCTGTCAACAAGTACCTTGATGAAAAGGATACTGGTATAGAACTTCCGACAATGAGCCTAACAGATGATGACCTCAAATGGTACGAGGATTTGGTCAAGCAGGAAAAACTTACACAGGAGGCTTTCGAGGTCATCAAGAAAGGTGTTTCAGAAGTACGTGCAACATACAAGAAAGAGTTCTCGCAAATCTCATCCGAATGGCAAAAACTCTACGAGAAATACGCGGAGTACGAGTACAAGATGGAGATGTTGCAGAAGAAATACGAATCCGAGCGTAAGACCGCCATTGACAAGGGTGCCGATGTAGGTATCCTTATGGCTATTGAGAATATGAAAAATAGGGAGCAGGCAAGGATTGGGTTTGAAGAATTCCAGAAAACCGCATATTGGGTTACGGCAACAGGGAATCTATCGACGCTTACAACAGATGCGCTCCAAATGCTTATTGACAAGATAGAGGGGTATAAGCGCACCGCAAAAGACCTTACGCCGAAGCAAATAGAGAAACTTAACAAGGCTCTTGTAAACCTTAGGAAACAAGTGCGTACAAACGACCCATTCAGTGCGTTCAAGAACTCTATGGAAGAGGCTAGGCTTGCTATGGCACCGTTTGAACAGGAGATACAAGACTATTCAGACAAGATGGCTATCATAATGGCTCAGATCAGCGTTACTGGAATCATAACCGATGATGACCTCAAACTTATCTATGAATACATACAGAACATCAAGGAACTTGAACAGGCGGAACGTGAAGCGTCGAAGGTGTCGTTTATGCAGATAAACAAGGATATGGGAACATATCTTGACAAGGCAAAGGAAATAACGTCATCATTCCAGACGATAGCCGAAGCAATAGGAAACGAGGGGTTAACGAAGGCTGCAAAAGCAGCAGATGATGTTGTTGGTAATATGCAGGCCGCCCAGAAAGGTGCCGAATCTTGGGGTGGATGGTGGGGTGCTATCATCGGAGGTCTTACCGATGGTATCCCGAAACTCATCAAATGGTTTGATGGAGACAACGGAATCAGCAAAAAGGTACAGGAAAGCGAGATTCTGGTAAGGAGACTTGAGAATGCATACAAGTCATTGGAGAGGCAGATTGAAAAGTCATACGGTGCAAGCGAGTTGGGTGCAAGAAGAGCAGCAATAGCAAACAAGGAACTACAACTTGCAGAAACCGAACGACAACTACAACTTGAATTGAGTAGAAAGAAAAAAAATCAGGATGAAGAGAAAATCCTTGACCTGCAATCCAAGATTCAAGACCTCAAGTACGAGATTGAGGATGCAGTTAACGACATTACAAACTCAATGCTCGGCATTTCCGACATCGGTGATGCCGCCGAGAACCTTGTGACCGCAATGATTGATTCTTTCCGTCAGGGAGAGGACTATATGGCCAAGTACGATGAATCGTTTGAGAATATGATTGACAATATGGTAATGAAGTCAATTGTTTCAAAGGTGATCGGACAGAGAATAGAGGAGATGTGGGCGAAGATACAGAGCGTTACCGAAGCCAGAGGAAAGAGTAGCAAGGAGGAAATCGACAGGCTTACCAAAAAGCACAACGACCTTATGAACTATCAAAGTTGGCTTGAGCAGTATGATCAGGAATCATACGTCAAGTTGGGAAAGGATCAGATTTATCTCGTGAAAGACCTTATGGCACAGGCTAAGAGAGACATTGATGTAACAAAGAAAGAACTTGAGGATGCCGAGCAAAAATACACGGATGCAATGAAACCTACCCCTCAGGATGTGGAAACGATAAGAGGCGATGCAGAGAACTGGCGGGATTCGGTAAAGAAAGAGTTCGATGCATATATGGATGCTTTCGGCATTATGTTCGGTCAGGATGGAACAAAGGCGTTGTCCGCGCTACAGCAGGGAATCCAAGGGATAACCGAGGACACCGCTGGTGCGCTTGAGGCTTACATGAACGGTGTTTCCCAACAGGTGTACCTACAATCAGACCTTCTTACACAGATCAGGGATGCGGTGGTGGCCTTTGACATCGATGTTCAGGTCGCCACGGTCGGACAGATTCTACTGCAGCTACAGGCATCATACCAAGTCCAGATGTCTATACAAAGCACGTTACAGGGATGGAGTACACCGAACGGAATGGGAGTAAGGGTTGAAATGATGTGATGCTATGGATGATATGAACAAATACTACAAGGCCTCGTTGCTTGCCAACCTCTGTTCGGAATACAGGGGTTACTGGCAGGCGGCGAGCCACAACGAGGAGAAACTGGTCCGGCTTGCAATGTCACAACAGGCAATCCCACATGTAGCCACATATGCATACAAGGGGGATGGTCTTACGAAAGACTACATAAAGAGCCATTTCGGAGAGTATATCAACGGGAAATACATCGGAATTGATGTGGATGGCGTGAAGGGCGATTACAAAACGGAACTATACGTTGGCTATGATGGCGATTTAAGCCTCTCTGACGATGTAACGGAGTTTATGTGGTGCAATGTACCATCGCTTGAAATAGAAACGTGTAAGGCAACGAAAATATATGTTGCTTGCGATTCGGATGTGCATATCGTATGCGGAGGGTACAACTCCATCACGGTAATGCTGTTCGACAACAGCCGTGTAGTGCTTGATGATATTGACGAAGAGAGCAGTGTGGTTGTGTATTCCTATGGCAACGGAACGGTGGAATATGGGAAATACTGCCTTAGTAAGAATGTTAAATGTTTCAACAAAGAACTTAGATTATGAACGATTCCGCAAACAGATATTATGTGAAGAATGCCATAGATGGCACTTTTCAGGACATAACCACACAATTCAACGGTGTGGCTATACTAAAGGTTGACAACATGATGTCGCTCGGAAAAGCCGTTAATGTATATACGGCGCAGTGGGTAAACAGTCAGGAGGAGGACTTTCTCATAACGACGCTAGATGAAAACGAGAATCCCGTAATCATAAGGGAGAACACGGACATCGAGGTTACGTTCGTGGTCCGGCAGAAATACGCGACTGGAAGCACCGCGATTGATGTGCAAAATGTGCATGACACATTCGTTGCGTATATGACTGGTAGCGACATATGGCTAAAGTCATCGTATATGGGAAACAAGTTCGTGCATTGTGTATGCCTAAAGGAGTACAAGCCGACCACCATAAAACTACAGAGGGGTTCGGCTGCATCATACGCTATGGGTACAATTACCCTACATACGCTTGAAGCTCCACAGAGCAGTACCTGATATATACTTTTTTGTCTATTTTAGCATTAAAAAAGGCCGTAGTCTGTGATAGATAACGGCCTTTGATTGGTGCTTGCTTGAAACTAAAAAATCTTCCACCAAGGTTTCTTCTCCTCCTTTAGTTCCTCGTGCAGTCGTGCAATCTCCTTCATAAGGGTCTCGTTCTCCTCGTTCAGTTGATGGATGAGAACATGCTGTTCGGTTACTTTCTCATCAAACGCCTCAATTTGTTTTTTGAGGGTTCCGTTGTAGCCACGCAGTGCTGCGTTCTGGCGCTTGAGCTTGAGAACCTCATTCCCAAGTTCCTCTCCTGCTGACTTGTAAGCCTCGACGTCTTTTCTCAACTTGGCTAGTTCATCTTCTTTTTTCATTTTACAAAAGTTTTTAGTAAGACAATAATATGGCTAGAAATCTGGTTCGTTGAAATCGTTCGGGTTCGGAACACCCGTGCTGTGAAGTAGGCTCTCCTTCTGCATCTTCCTCTCCATACGAAGGAACGGTCTTGGGATTGAGAACATGTTCATGGTCTGCCCCATCACGCTATACCCGTCTATCACCTGATCGTGGTCTATCGCATACGGGAACGCCTCACCCTTTACCTCCACGACCATCCCGTTGTTGAAATGCCCGTTTATGTAGTTGACGAGACCCTGCTTGAAAATGCATTTCCACGAGAGGAACTTGTCGTCAACAACCTCACCGTTTGATTTCCTATATCCTTTCTTGAACTCGGATAGGAAAACAAGACACCCACCGTTGTTCGGTAGGTACTTTATGCTATCTATTATTCCTACTATAGTAATATTTGCCATAAAAACACATTTATTCTCCCTCTAATCGTTTTGCGCACCCAAATCGGTATGATTGTCCACCGACCACATTTCGTGCGCTTAGAACGCATTTATAGCGGTTCTGGGTGCAAATATAGCGATATATTGGTAATATTCCAAACATTTGATGGTTTTTTAACTTTAGAACGGTGCTTCCGAATCATCTATGGTTGAGCCGAATGGCATATCATCCGTAGGATTGTTACCTCGGTAGTTCCAATCTCCGTGCATAGGTGTTTCCTGCGTCTGCGGAGCATCGGAAAAGGACATACTACCCTGCGTGGGCTTTTCCTCCCATCCGTACACAACGTCCTCGTACTCCGTATTCTTGAACCTCCTGCTTGAAAGGTCGTAATGGAATCCGCACATAAAATCCACGACACCATACAATCGGTTCTTCTCAACCGAAAGG